GTAAGGCGTACCTTGTCGTCACTGTAAACAGTAAGGTCTTGGTCAGGCTCAAGATCGGTGTCAGGTGCAGCAGAACCTACGTAAACATCCTTATACACACCTTGTTCTTGTAGTAGTTCTACATGGTGTTTACTAACAAACTCATCAATAGCTACACCCATAGCGTCTTCAATAGATGTTGCTACAGGGTCAATTAAAAAGTTCTGAGGCAGTACCGGCTTAAGTTTTACAACTACACGCTCAGTAATGTTAACACCTACCGCTTGAAGATCACCTCCCATAACAGGTTGAGTTGCAGGAACCATCTCTTTCATTTCTTCAATAACAATCTCACCAATGCCCGTACCAAACACTGCTGAGTTAATCAAGCATTCTGCAACGGCCTTACGTACCATGCAGTTTTCAAAGTCTTCTGTAAGCTTGTTGCGTAGGAACTGTACGTCTTGTCTGTCTGTATCGCCAAAGTTATCACTAACGTCAAACCACTTACCACGACCAAATGTAGCCTCTTCTAGTTCAGCAACATTAGACTCAACTGCCTGTTGTAATGCAGGAGAAATAATACGGGAACGCTCAGACCCACGCTCACTGTCAGCAGCACTCCATTGACCACGCCATAATCTATAATATTCTTCAAATTTCTGTTCATAATTGCTTTCGTAGTTATCCCTCCAATCTTCACACTTAGTTATAACCCAATCTTCTAGAGACTCTTGGATCATCAATGGATCTTGTTCATATAGTTCAGTCATATCAGTATCCTGCTACAATATCTAAAATTTCAGGCTCATCGAAATCTATATCCCCTATACCGTAAGGGACGTTAGCTAATTGATCTATGTACGCAAGTGAGTCAACTAAATCGTCATGCGTCAATGGATCAGGAAACTGAAACAGTTGGTCAAGAAATCTACTGTTCCATTCACCTTTGTTTAAGGTAATAGTGTTGTTTTCAAACCTGCCTTGTAACGCCCACATTACCCTATCTGTTTTCTTTTTGTTACCGTGCGTTAACTCTTCAATTCTAAAAAACTGTGCGTACTTTTTTTGTAAGTTAAGCAAGGGAGACATAACTGCCTGTTTTGCAATTCCCCTTTCGATGCCAACAGAAATAGGGCTGTAATCACGCACAGCTTGGAAGATCTTGACGGCTGTTTCATCTAATGTCCAACGCCCATATATAATGTTTTCTACAAACCAATCCCCGTTGTCTCCTACTTTAACTACAGATATAGCAGTCTCGTCAAGTTTGGTGTTCTTTGTTCGTTTCTTACCTACTTCTTCAAAACCCGCTAAGTCGATTGCAATATAGTAGTCACCTTCTTCTGGATCTTCTCCAAAACTAACCCAGTCTTCTTTAAACATTTCTGACCCACGAGCTTCAAACGACGCCATAAACTCTTGGCGGAACGCATAAGAAGACATAGACCTTTTAGCAATATTGATTTCATCTGGATCAAGAATAGGATTATCGTAAGAAGTAAAGTGCCAAGCTTTGTAAGTCGGATCATCATCTAGCTCCGCATATTTATACAAGTCATAGAAATGGTTACGACCCATAGGTGTTCCAATAAACATCGCACAGCCCTTTTGGTCAGCTAGTGCAGGTCTTAGGATTTGCTCAAATACGTCGGGTTTCATGTCTGCGTACTCGTCTAGAACAAGAAACTTTAACGACACCCCACGCATTGTCTCTGGTCTATCAGCCCCTTTGAGGCTAATGGTTGCTCCATTGACCAACTTGATTTGTAAATTATTGATGTGGCTATTAGAGATAACAGGATTGCCAAGCTCAAGCAGGGTCTGCCACATGATGTCTCGTGCTTGTCCTTGGGTCGGCGCAACATAAAATACATGTCCTCTATCTGCTTGCAATGCATTAACAATCAACATCCAAGCAGCTAGTCTAGACTTGCCTGTACGTCGTCCTGCCGCTACTATTTTAAATCTTGTGTCGTCTGCCCAGACATCTTGTTGCCACGGCAGTAGTTCAATGTCTAAATCCACTAATACGTCCACATAACAGGTGTTGTTCCGCGTGTATCTACGTGTACAAAGTCGTCAGCAATACCAATACCTGTAAATCCTAGCTCAATAGCCTTTGTTACTATCTTAAGGCGAAACACGGCGTTTGTTATTTTTATATCCGCCGCGATGCCCTGAGCGTGAGTACCGGGTACTTCTTTCTTAGCCTCTATCGGATGCTCAGTTGGGTGTCGATACCCACTGGTGATTGTGAAAGGAAACCCGCACGCTTCTCTCAACTCGTCCATCTTCTCTAGGAAGTCTTTCTCCATGTTGTTGTTACCAGTAACCTGACAATTAAACTCTGAAGGGTCAAAATGCTTAAGATTCATCTACTACTTCTCCTTCAATGATTGTAGGTTCGCCAACATTAGTAGTCTCTACAGCACCAACACCACTAATGTTGATCTGAATGGCATTACGTCCACCATCTTTAACAATATCCTTCTCAAAAGCCGCAACAGGCAGTATTCTGTCCATAACAAGCTTCCAAGCAGCCGCTTGATTCTTATGATCGTGGTCTAACGCAGCATCAAAGATAGTATCAAGCACCTTCCGCGACTTCGGGGATGCTAACATCCGTGCTTTGTATTCGTTAATAACAGCAGCGTCACCCTTCGGGCGACCAACAGCGTTGCGACTTCCTTTTTTAACAGATGAAACATCACTTTTACGCGGTCTTCCACGCTTTCGGCGAGGAGGATTATCAACGTCTGACATACATACCTCTTTAAAGTCTCTTTAAAGTTTCGTTACCGTGCTTATATGTCATACATTTAATAATTATCATATAATATTTATCTTATACAGCGCGGTAAAGAATCTTTAAAGACATAATATACTATTTATTGTACCATACTTTTAGGGATTTGTCAAGCATTATTTTAAATAAGATTACATTGCCCTTTAAACTGTACCAGCACGGTCCAGATTCTGCACCGCTTAGACCCTTTTGTTATATAGGTTTCTTGTTAGATAACTAGGCGTTATATTAAGGTTCAATTTCACTCTTTTTTGTATCTAGGTGGGAACACACGCACACGCCGCAGTCACAGCCCCTCCCCCGGCCCAGTTATCCACAGGTTATCAACAAAGTTATCCACAGCTAGTTCCAAAACAGAACCTAGTCAGTGTCAAAATAGAACTGACAAGGCGGGTGTGAGAGTCTAGGTTGGAACCTCACAGGTACCCTATAGACCTGTATAGATAAACAGTATTGACATTGTATCGTCATCATGTTAGGTCAGAGCATATTCATATCGTGAATGGTTTTGCATTTAAGTATTCAGAAATAAAATGAACAGGGTCTTGTATTCCTCAAAGCCTTCACCTAAAGTTATTGACATGGCGACGGGGAGCCACAATCCCGCGAGGCGCAATCCTCTCAGAACTAACCGGCATCGAACGCCCCTTAGCGGATACCCGCAACGGATCAGGCAAGTAGTGTAAGACCAACCGCGCCATCAGCGGGTTTTTAACGGTGGGCTTCGCATGAGGTTATAGGTTAGCGAGGGCGTGCAGTTTAGGGGTATCTCTGAATCGTAAACGAACTAGCCAGAAAACCAACACACACGGAAGCAGACGACTCACCCAAACCGTAGCGAGTCACAGCGTGTCAGCAATGGGCAGACAATCCGGAGCGGCTACGATGCGCAACGTTAAAGCTACGGCAGAGGGTGGATCACTGAAGGGTATTCAATGAGTATTCTTCACTGATTCACTAACGAGGGTTTGAAACAATGCAAACTTACGAAGAACATTTAGAATGTCGCAAATCATACAAGGAACACGGAGATTGTGCGGTGCGTGCGTTATCCAATTTGTTAGATTGTTCTTACGGTCTAGCACATAGAAAGCTTGCAAAACATGGTAGAAGCCACGGCAGGGGTTCGCCTTGGTATTCCATTCGACTGGCTTGCAAGGAAATTTGCAAAATGAAAGAGCGGACAGTGTCTTGGCACGGCTACCCAGAGTCTTGTGTTCAGGCGGCTAAGTTTATGGGTTATAACGTGCAGACTATTAACCAGTTTCAAAGATCACACCCGAAAGGTGTTTACTTGATAGCAATGCGCGGCCATGTGGTAACAGTGGTAGATGGTGAACTGATAGACTGGACCGCTAATTCGTCACGACGGCATAAAATAACTGGACACATAAAACTGGAGAGCTAAACCATGACAGACGGACAGATGAAAGCAGAGATTGGGAAGATAAAAAATAGATTATACGCGCAGAAGTTAGTTAATAGAGAGCTTCTACGACGTGTTGAAATGTTAACTGAAGACGTGAGAACATTAACGACGGCACTTATTAAACAGGAGACGGAACAATGACATACGACGAAGCAATGGAAGGTCACGCAGTATCGTTAAAGCAAGCCAAGGCGGAGGTGTTAGCGAATGGCATAGACTGGGCTGACTTTGTTGACGAGGTAGGTGATAAAAAGGTTTACTACTCGAACGAAATTCTTGAATGGTTGGGATACTAAGGAGAAATGACGATGAGTTATACATACGGACAGTTTTATAACGACACACTCGAAGATGCTACGGAAGTGTTTGACGAGGTGGGGAAGTACGGCGGAGACGCTGAAAGATTACTCGAGGAGCGAGCATACAGCAGAGGCGTAGAAACATACTTCTGCAATGCTTTTGAGATTGTGGACGCTATGCGCGGAGATGGTCGCTTGTTCGATGACGCGACAGACAAGGCAGAGGAACTGTATGACCCGTCAGACTTTAGAGAGATGGTGTACAAGATAGCGGAGCAAGGTTATTTATTGCAGATGCTCGAACATTATTCACGGTTTGTTTCAGTAGAGGAGGTGACAGCATGAACATCACACTAAACAAAAAAGAAAAGGAATTTGTAACGGCTTATTTTGAGGCGATGCACTGGACAGAAGAATGCGACGATAAATTGTGCGAGGAATTTAAGAGAGAACAAATTATTGAGTGTTTAGCGTTTTACGTCTCTGTTGAGTGTTACTTAAGTGATGACAATAGATCACAGGCAGGGCATGATTTTTGGTTATCGCGTAACGGACACGGTACAGGGTTTTGGGATCGTGAAAGCGACGGATGTTACAAGCCACAAGTAGCGGACCTGTTACAGCGTAAATGTGATTGGTTTGGAATGGTTGATGTTATTTTTGAGAACGGTGGACCTTATTATGACTGATTTAAAATACACAGCGTTATTTTGCAGGCGTGATTCAGATTATAAGCGTCGGCAGCTTTGGGACGTTTACGACGCTGACAGGGACGCATTGACGTATGACGGTGACGGTCCGGTAGTTTGTCACCCACCGTGCAGGTTTTGGGGACGGTTAGGACACATGGCAGGTCGCTCAGGGAGTATGTCAGAGCCTCAGATAGCAAAAGAAAAGGGACTTGCGCCGTGGTCTGTTGATAGGATAAGGCGCGTTGGCGGGATACTTGAACATCCGTCAGGGTCAAAACTGTTTAACCATTTGCCAGCGATAGGCGAGACAGATTTTTATGGTGGTTATGTCATTGAGATTGACCAATATGATTTCGGTCATGTCGCACACAAGAAAACAAAACTGTACATTGTAGGCGTAGCGCCTGAAGATCTGCCACCACTACCGCCAAAAGACGACACGGTACATTACTGCGAGAAAGGTAAAAGACGAAGCATTGCGGGTAATGTTGCAGGGACTACACGTTGCACCCAAAAGCAAAGGGAGTATACACCGGAAGGTTTGGTGGACTGGATAGAAAAAACACTTGACTTAATTAAGGAGCAGAAATAATGAACCCAACAATTGTTGACATTGTAGTTTTATTTAGTTTCGTACCTGTTTGGTACATCATCTTCAGCATATACGAACGTTGGACAGATCCACGAGCGAGACGGAGACGCAAGCGCAAGGCACGACATAAAAAGCGTATGAAAGAGCTGAACAAACAGTGGAGGGTTTAACGTGAGGATCACGACAGCGCATAGGTACTATGGTGGACCGGAAGGTGTAGGTAACAACGGTATTGTTATCGACACGGACAAGTTTTTGATTGATGCCTACTTGACAAACAGATTCAAGCTATCAACGGCATACGTACCAGCAGATGAGTTTAGCGGGTATTCTTACATAGCGTGGCTTGGCTGGTTTCACATTGAGATAACTGGGCATGAGGTAATGGAAGCGTGACAAGCAAAAAGAAGGGTAAACAGTATGATTACTTCATGACTCAGCAGCAGATCGCTAACGTTATGGGTATCACACAGACGGATGTTAAACGAATCGAGAGCCGGGCTATTGCAAAGCTCAGACGGTCCGGTAAACTCGACAAATTTTTAGGAGCTAAAGATGGAATTTAATTTACTGTACTTTATCGCAATGATCTTTTCCGCCATCATCTTAACCGCATGGTTGACAATAGATAAGGAGAGGTGAACATGAAACAACCAGACAACGACCATACAAAACACTTTGGTAACGACGGACCCATCAGTAACGACGCTGAGATAATCGTGTACTACGAGCAGCACGGCCCAGCAGAGCCAGTGTTACGCATACCCTTCTGGTATTACAAAGAGGAGCTAGGAATGTTTGAACACTTTGAAGCGTCGGTACACCGAACAGCGAAGGCACTCAAGGAGTCATACACGTACTGGCCTGAAGGTTACGTACACGTGCAGACAATTATCAACGACGAATATGTCAACATGACTTAGGAGGAAACATGCACATGATTGGTATTCATACAATATATATCATAGAGTTATACGAAGACGTGTGGTCGCAGGTGTGGTCAATAGACTGTATTGAGCAGGCGAAGCACTACGTCCAAACAAAACGTGGCAATGGTAAACAATATCGAATTGTCAAGCATACAACGGAGGTTTTATGAACAGTGAAAGAGAATCATGGGAAGTATGGCACGACGACTACCAAGATTACTGGGAAGCAAAGGGAAATTACGCAGAGGAGTTTGAACAAGATGACATCGAAGAATATAAACGCTTGCGTGATGAAGAAAAGTAATGTTAGACTCTATGCAGAAAGCATAAAAGACAAACATTTTAATATTAACTTATAAGGTATTTATCCTATGAGTATCTCTAAAGAGAGAAAGATTTCAGAGCTTGTTGAACGGCAGCTAGACTTGTTAACCATTACGGAGGCGTTGAACATTGCAGGTGGTTTCTTTTCTGAACTGTTAGAAGCAATGGACGACGGTGAGATTGACGAACTGTACACTGACATGGGAGCTGGCAGACATGGCATTCACTGAGACACACCAGCCTTGCCCTGACTGTAACAGCAGTGACGGGTTAGCGTACAACGACGACGGCTCAAGTAAATGTTTTGTCTGTGACGCATACACACCTGCCGACAAGGTAGATAACATCAGAGAGCTAGGTTCTATCAGCGATAAGCCTAAGCCGTCATTCACTCAGACAGAACACCGTTTAATCACAGCGGAGTACCGTACCATCACCGACCGTTTAATAACAGGGACGACGGCGAAGAAGTACGCAGCTCTGAAGCAGGGTGATGTTACAACATTCGGTTACTATGACCCGTCAGATCCTACTAAACCAGTGGCGGCGAAGGTTCGTAACCCAGACAAGCGATTCAGTATCGTTGGTGATTGGAAGCGAGCAGGGTTGTATGGACAGCACTTGTTCTCTGAGGGTGGTAAGTATGTGACTCTTGTTGAGGGTGAGTATGACGCCTTGGCTGCACACCAGATGACAGGATCAAAGTTTCCAGTAGTGTCCGTTCGCAACGGTGCGACTTCGGCGGCAAAGGACTGTCGCCTTTTTTATGATTGGCTGAACAGCTTCGAGAACATTGTTATATGCTTCGATGCTGACGAGCCGGGACAGAAGGCAGCAAAGGAATGTGCTGATCTGTTCGGTAACAAAGCAAGGATTGTTAAGCACGTCAACGGCTACAAGGATGCGTGTGATTACCTTGTTAACAATCAATCGGAGGCGTACACCAAAGTATTCTGGTCCGCGCAACCGTACACACCGGAAGGTATCGTGGGTGCTGGTGAGCTACGTGATCTGATTAAGAAGCCACTTACCAAGGCGAAGGTACAGTACCCTTTCGAGGGGCTGAATAAACACCTGTATGGTATACGCACAGCAGAGCTGGTTACTATTTGTGCAGGCTCAGGACTGGGTAAGTCTACTCTCCTACGTGAGGTGGTGTCGTCCATCATGGCACAATCAGAAGACAACCTTGGCTTGATGTTTCTTGAGGAGACACCTGAGCGTACCATGCGTGGACTAGTAGGTCTTGAACTGAACAAACCGATACACCTACCCGACTGTGAGTATGACGACCAAGACATTGACCTAGTGTACGATACGATGGACTATGAAAACCGTGTCTATCTGTGGGAACACTTCGGCAGTAACGAGATAGAAAATGTACTGGGCCGTATGAGATACTTCGTCAAAGTCTTAGGCGTACGTTATATCGTACTCGATCACGTCTCTATCCTTGTCTCTGACCAGAGCAACGGTGATGAGCGACGTGCTTTAGATATGATTATGACTAAGCTGCGGACGTTCGTGCAGGAGATGGGTATTTGTATGTTCCTTGTGAGCCACCTACGACGCCCTGAAGGGAAGCAATTGGAGGACGGTGCTGTTACTAGCCTTGGTATGTTACGCGGCTCTGCGTCGATTGCACAGCTCTCTGATGCCGTCATCGGTGCTGAACGTAACAGTCAGAGTGACGATCCTATTGTCAGAAACACGACCGTGCTGCGGGTGTTGAAGAACAGGTACACTGGAAAGACTGGTAAAGCCTGTGAAGTATTCTACAATGAAGCAACGGGTAGATTGACACAGCGTGAGGAGAAGCATGATGATATCTTATAAGCTAGGGAAGAACGAACAGAAAGTTTGTCAATCCATTGCAAAGATGCGTTATGAAAACGCCAGAGAGAAAGGTTTTGGACAGGAAAAAAACGTAGTTAATGTAGATTCTTACAAGAACATTGACGTTGATGGCGTTGGCTCTGAGATGGCAGCAGCTAAGATTCTAAATGTGTATTACGATATTGAGACAGATTTTCAAGCAAGTGAGTTACCAGCACATGATATTACACACAAGGGTAAAACTGTTGATGTGAAGACAACGAAGTATAGAACAGGCAGACTTATTGTCATGCCTCACAAGAAGCACGATAAGTGTGAGGTGTACTTGTTAGTAGTAGGGGAGTTTCCTGAGTATACTGTAGTTGGTTATGCCACTTACAATGATATAGTACAAGAGGAAAACTGGGGTGATCCTTTTGGTCGTAACAGACCCGCATATTTCTTAGATCAGGATAAACTAACACCTGTAGAGGAACTTATTGAATGAGATGTATTGCGTGTGACGTAGAGCTAACAGACTACGAAGCAACAAGACGGTTTGCAGGGAGTCAAGAGTTTGTAGACTTGTGCAACCGTTGCGCTGCTGTTAGTCTAGATGACAGCGATGTGGTTGATCGTGCTGATCTACGTACACTCGCAGACCTAGAGGAGATGGTATACCATGAGCAAGATTGGGAGCTGGATATTAGAACAGGAACTGTTGACGGAGAC